CGTAGGGCCAACACCGTCGTCACCTTGAATCTTAGTGCCGACTTGATAGCTGCCAACCGCACGTCCAGCATCAACCCCGCGCCCATGATCCCAGCCCCGCAGGAACTCTGCGCGGGATTCCGGCATACGGAAATTGCCGGCGCCCTCGTCGCCCTTGTTGAAGGCCGTACCGAAGAACGCTGCCAGATCGGGATAGACCGCAACGCTTTTAACACTGCCGTCCAGCTCCAGAAACCCGGGCGCGATCTTGTCCAGCGGAAACGCCACCATGGCGCCCACCGGCAGCGCCGAGGCCTGCGCAATCATCGCCTCGATTTCGGTCTTGGTGTAAGTGTCCTTGATGCCCATGCCGGCTAGCGTTTCCGGGTTATCACCCGACACCACAACTCCCCGATCGTTGGTCTTGACCCGCGTCCACTGTCCCGGCGTCTTGTTCTTCGGCAACACTTCCAGAATGGCCGCGTCGACGTAGGCCCGTGAGGCCAGCACGATCGCCGGGTCAATCTTGAGCTGAATGTTGCCGGTACTGGTGACGATGAAATTCATGCGCACGATTTGCGTGCGGCCCGAACCCTGCGACAGCAACGGCTTGAAGCTCGGCGCGCAGTTGGCCACCGCCACCAGATCCCCGTCCGCGTCGTACAGACCGATTTCGCGAATCCATTTACCGCCCTCATCGGCGGGAATGATCTGCTCGGCGATGATCACCGCCGGGTTGACCGGGTCGATCTTCAGTTGGTTGAGCGGCTTGCGGCGCCACTCGTTGAGCAACCTTGTTTGTCCGGCCGCTGGCACCGGGTTGGGCGGATCAGCCAGCCCGTTTGGGTTGGCATCACCCACGCCCATTTGCGTGATCAGCCAGGGAATGCCGAGTGCGTCGGCGTTCGCCTGCTTGGCCATCCCCACGTTCGTGAGGATCGCGAAAAACTGCGAATTCGCATCAATCATAATAAACGTCCAGGGTGTCTATGGTGTGTTCGCGACCGACCACGCCGAAGCTGCCGGTGACCTCGATGTCACACATGACGGGCGGGTAAACGTCGATTTCGTCGCCTTCGTAAAGGGACACGGCAATATTCAAATCGCCTTGTGTTTCCAGGCTGATCGCCAGCCCGGTCAGATGTCGCGTGACGGGCTTGGCGTCATCAATCAGGCGCTCTAGCTCCTGATACATTTCCTCGGTGATGCCGGTATCGAGAACGCCGACCTTCAGCGCGAAGGTGCCCGGCACGCCCTCGGGCACGGTGTTGAACCACTCGACTATCTCGATCAGATAGCCCAGCGGCTCGACCACCCGGCGCAGCGCGCCGATCGTGCCCTTGTGCTTGTGGATGTAGAAAGAGGCCTTGATGGCCGCGCGCTTGGTAGCCTCAGACCATCGGTAATCCCAGCGATCGACAGACCACGCCCACGCCAGATGCGGCAACAGCTGAGCCGGGCAAGTGTCGGGGTCGTACAGCGTGCGCAGCGGGACAATCGTGCGCTCGTAGAAAGCCGCCTCAATTGCCCGTTCCAGTGGTGTGCTATTGCTCGGCAGAAGGCTCTTCATGCTTCCCCCGCCAGCTTCACCGCGTAACCCGTGCAGAACGCCGCCTGCGCCTTTGTGGGGGTCAGATCAACCCATCCGGTCAGCTCAACCCGCGAGACGCCGGCAACGTGCAACTGCGCATCCACCGCCGACCGGGCCACCTCAACCCCCAACCGCTTGCGTGGATTGATCCATGCCGCCAGTCGTCGCTCGGCTTCCGCCCGGCTGGCTTCGCCCTCAGGCCCCGCACTGCTCATGTGCAAAATGGCATCAATTCTGTAGTCGAGGATTTCCGCGCTTTGCACCGTGACCCGATCGCCGAGCGGCCGAACGTCTTCGTCATTCACTGCCAGCCGCACCACGTCCAGCAACTCGGCGCTGGCCTCGCCTTTTCCCTCAGTGCTAAGCACCGTTACCGTAACGTTGCACGGTGATGGACTTTCGGCCGAGGCGTCAGCCACCAGCCCCGAGGCGTTGCGTGTGTGCAGGATGTAGCTGTTACGCGGCCCGGCCGTGGTCAACCCCTCATAAGCCAACTGGATGCGCTCGCGGTACGGGTCGTCTTCCTCCAGCACTTCAGGCACCGGCGGCGTGACGGTCAGATCCTCGGCTTGAATCACCAGGCGCGGCAGATTGACGTTGGCCCCAAGGTGGTCAAGGTCACTCTTGATCGCGTAGGCCAACAGCAGCGCCTTGGACGCGTCGTTGACCCGGGCGCGGTTGCCCAGCTTGATATAGGCCCCCGTCTCCAGCAGCTTGACCACCGGATCGGATTCCATGTTGGCCGTCCAGTTGTCGCCCAGGTCGACCCGAAAGGTGCTGAGGCAATCTTGAAAGGTCAGCTCATAATCCAGCGGTTCCAGCACGTCCGGCGCCGGCAGTGCGGACAGATCCAGAACACTCATGTACTCACCTCGGCCAAGAAGTCGTTGCCCAGGTACTTGCCGGCAACAACAAAATCAATCTTCCCGCCCAGCACCGCTTTCACACGGACGCTCTTAAGCTCCACGCGCGGCTCCCAACGCTCGATCGCGCGCGCCGCCTCGGCTTGAACTGAGCTTTTCCACCCGGCGTTTACCGGCAAGTCCACATAACTACGGCACTTGCTGCCGTACTCCGGACGCTTTCGCCGGCTGCCGATCGGCGTGCTGAGAATGTCGCCGATCGACTGAATAACGCTTGGCAAATCGGCAATGGGTTGGCCGGTGTGGCGATCCATTCCGATCATTTACGTCACTCCGGGGGTTCAATTTCGGGATGGGATTTCAGGTAGGTGACCGCCTGCTCATCGGACGCCGACACCTCGACAGTGGCCTTGACCACCGACAGCGTTCGATTCGTTCCAGGGATGCACAAGGTGCGCGAGGTGAAGACCGTATCGCGGAACTTCAACAGCAGATCCGGCGTTTGAAGTTGAGCTGGCACGGGTTGGCGAATCGGTGACGGCAGTTGCTCATCGATCGCTTGCTCATTGTTCTTGGCCATGTGTTTCCTCCGGGCATAAAAAAGCCCGCACTGGGCGGGCTGGATGGGTGATTAATGCTTGTGGTGATTATCGCTACTGCCGACGGCCATGATGTTCGCGTCGCCGTCGATGTTACCGGTGACGTGTAACGTACCGTCGATATTGACCGGCCCCTTGATGTTCACAGCGCCCTCAAGATCGATCGTTCCCGACTTCACTGTCACCGCGTTATACGTAACGACGAGTTCTGTACTGCCGACTTTGATCGTCACCGTGCCGGTCGGCAGGGTGATGGTGTAGCTCTGGGCCTGCCAGTCGTAGACCAGCGAACCGCCATCATCAAAACGCCAGACCTCAACGTGGTCGCGATTGTCTGGCTGGGTGCCGGCATTGCCGTACAGCCCGGGAATGAAAGTGCCCATGCCGGCCTGGCCACTGGGGTTGAACAGCACCCCCTGCTCACCAGGACTCGGTGCGCGCCAGTGCCGCGCCTTGCCGGCGGCGAGGCTGTGCCAGCGCACCCAAGCACTTGTCCATTCGCCACTCGACACCCGCACAGTTCCTGCCGGTAGATCCACCCCCACTACTACGCAAGGCATCAGCATGGCCGCGATCATGCGGTCATGCTCTGCACTGGCGTAACTCATGGCGAGTCTTCCGGCGCCAACACAACTTCCACCGGATAACCACCGCTCTCGGGAACCACTTCGGGATCATCTGACCAAGGCCAATCCTCCGCACCCAAATACAGCTTATGGGTCCATTCAACGACCCATACGGTGTAGCCATCCAGCTCCGGCTTGGTCCAGTCCTGCATGGCCTGAACGAACTCCGCAGGCTCGACCGCAACGCCCCAGGTTTGCAGGCGCAACAGCACCGCCAGTTGGGCGGCCAAGTGTGCGGCCTGCTGACAATGCTGCGCACGAATCGGGTCGACGATGATCCGCGCTTCGAACCTGCAGATCAGCGAGGTCTGCCCGGTACCGATGTCAGCACCGGATTCCATTTCTGCCATTTCGATGAACACTGCAGGCAGCGCAATGCGATCCTTGATGTTGGGCCATGCCGTGACTGCTTTGACACCTGGCAGATGGCTTGATAACTGCTGTTCGATTGCCTGATAAAGCTCGTCGAGGGTGAATGGTTCGTCAGACATTGGCCTTCCCCTTCAGGTACTTTTGAAACTCAAAGTTCAGCTCCTGCTGCAGGATCTCCAGCAAACGGCCATGGGCGCGCTTGACCCACTCGTCGAAGTGCGGACGGGCTCCCTCAAGCGACACTTTGGCCTTTGCCAGTGGAAAGCGACTGCCGTTCTCCGCGACCCATCCAGAACTGGCACCGCCCCTCGCCGACGCTGTCGTATCGGGGTAGTCGTTCGAATTGAAGTGCTTGCTTGCGGTACGGATCCAGATGTCGGGCTTGTTGCCGTAGACCTGTTTGAGGAAAGCGCCTTGATAACGGCGCCCCGCCACCGACACGCCGCCGCCGTTTTGCCGTGCGCGACCGATCCGGCTGGACTCAATGGCATTCAGTCCAAACCACAACTTGCCGCTTGCAGCTCTGCCGGCGACCGGATAGCTGCGCAAGCGCTGACGCACTGCAGCGACGGCAATGCGCTCCTGCCGGCCCACCGCACGCGCAATGTGAGTGCGCAGCCACCCTAACGTTTTGTTGATGGCTCGACGCTGAGCAGCAGCGGCAGCTTTCGGCACCAATGCAGCGAAACCGTCGAAAGCTTGCAGATCTGACGCCGATGACTGAATCGTCAGCATCCCGCCGCTGGCCGAGGACTTGTAATAACTGCCGACACTCATGCTCGCATCCTCAAGATCAACGCGACCAAACCGTCTCCGCTCGGCTCCAGTTGCAGCAGATCGTAGTCACCGCCGCCATCCAAAGCAGGCAAGTCGACGCTGACCAACATGCCCTGTTCCAGACCTTGTGAATCGCTGACACGGATCTCAAAACGCGGCTCGCGCAACCCGGTGTTGAGCTTGCCGAACTTGGGTTGCAGCCAGGGCGCGGCAAACATGCCGAGCACTGGCTCTTCGCGACCCTCGATCCGCGCGGTATCGCCCAGCGTCTCGAACACCACTGCGTCGACCTCGGCGATCAGATCGCGAAAGCCCACGGTCAGAGTTCCAGCAGGATCTGGGCGCGCGGTCGAGTGCACAGATGCAGTGGGTTGGACTGGGCTTCACCGGCCATGCCTTTGTTGAAGGGCAGCGGCTCGATCATGCTGTAGTACGGAATGCCCTGAGTGTTGACCGTTTCCATGTAGTCGGCCGGCGCGAACACCGAGATGTACAGATCCGGCACGCCTTCAGGAACCAGCAGCGCCTTGTCGTCGTGGACGAAAGACACGCCGGCGACCTTGCCACGGTAACGCTCCCAGATGATGCCGCCGAACTCGAAGCTTTCGCGGGCATCACCACGCAGCGCTGCCGCTTGCTGACTGTTGAGGTAAGTCTCTTTGACCGACTTGTGAACAATCAGCTTGTTCCAGAAGTTCTTGCCGCAGAAAGCGCGCGAACCGGTACTGGTCACGCTACCCAGCGCATCCTCCTGCATGTCCAGCGCCTCACCGCACATGACCCGCAGCTCGGTATCGGCCTTAGTCAGCCCCATGGACATCTTCTGACGCTGCACACCGAAGCGCTCATACAAGTCCAGCAGCACCGTCGAACCATCAGCGTCGAGGATCTGGCCGTTGAGTGCGCCCATGCGCTGGAACTCATGCGTCGCGTCCAACTGACGACGCGCCTTTGCCAGACGTGCATTGACCACATCCTGAACCGCCTGCAGCTCGGTACGAGTGCCGAAGGCGCGGATGCCTTGGATCTCATCCGCCTTGATCGTGAAGCGCTCAGGCAGGTGCACGGTGTTGAACGGGATCAGGTTGCGCTTGCTCGCAGCAACCACCAGGCCAGAACCACCGCGCTCACCGGCCGGCACCAGTGCCAGGGTGTCACCGTCCTTTTCAATCTGCACGGTCAGGGTGGTAATGCCTTCCTCGCGGAACAGGCCCAAGGCGCTGATGCGGCCCGGCAGGTAGGGTTGATCGTTGAGTGCAGCGGTCAGCGAAGTAACGGTAAACGCTTCGTCTTCAAAAATGGCGATATCAGCCATGGGTACTCTCCAGAAACGAAAAATCCCGCACGCGGCGGGATGCATAAAAAAGAAGGATCGACTTAGCGGACGATCAC